TGCTTGTAAGGAAATGCAGAAAGCAAATGAAGAAGCACGACAACGAGCAATAGGAAAGTATCATATGTTATCTGAAGAAGATAAGATTGATATGGTGGAAGCAATCACTCATATTATGTGTGAGGCAGAACGTGAAGGAACTTCTCATCGTGGACTGCAATCTGCACTTGGAATATATCCGGGCGGCTTTTGGGTCAGTTTTTTAATGGACGTACATAACGCACTCTATGGATACTATCACGATAAGAAAAAAGAAGAAGAATTAGAAAAAGATATAAAAAATCTTAAAGAGTTCCTTGATAAATAAAAGTGCCTGACTGACTGCAATCTTCAGGTTGGAGAGTAGAAATACTCTCCTTTTTATTATAAATAGTAATGCAGTCAGTTAGAGTAGAAATGAAAGGAGTAATTTATTGCTACTATTGTATTCCTACGGGAAAGAAATACATAGGGCAAACTGTTAAAGAAAAACAGAGAAAAAACCAACATATAAATCATTGCAAAAAAGATGTTGATAATAAATTTTATCGTGCTGTAAGAAAATACGGTTGGGATAATTTTATTTACGGTATTATTGAAGAATATGATGTTGATATTTTAAACGAACAAGAAATTTTTTATATTCATAAGTATGATACTTATGAAAATGGATATAATTCAACATTGGGGGGAGAAGGTGTTAGGGGATTTACACACAATGAAAATACCAGAAAAAAATTAAGTAAAGCACACAAGGGAAGAGTTCCAACAGAAGAACAAAGAAAAAAAATAAGTCAGTCAAATATGGGAAGAATATGTTCAAAGGAAACTAGAAAGAAAATAAGTGATAAAATAAGTGGAAAAAATCATCCAATGTATGGTAAAGTTGGAAAATTGCATCACGGATATGGTATTCCTTGTAGTGATGAAACAAAACAAAAAATAAGCAATACATTAAAAGGAAGACCTTTGCCTAAAGATGTGTGTGAAAAAATACAAAAAATAATGGAAGAAAAATATAGTCACATATATTATGAAATAACTAAACCCGATGGAAGTATAGAATATGTGTATAATAGTTTAAAAGCATACTCTATTGAAAATTCATTAAAACCAGGACAAATGTATAATGTTGCTAATGGAAAAGCAAATCATCACAAAGGATATAAAGTTAAAAAGTATATAAAAACCTTACAAGACTTTACGGAAACCTAAAGACATTCTTAAGAAAACGACATATACCTAGATAGTGTGTTAGGATTACAACACATATATGGAGAACCCTATGGAACTAACACAAGAGGAATGGAACGAACTTGTAGCACTAAAGGAAGCAATTAATTATAATCCTGCATCAGTCCACCCCGACAAAATGGAACTATTTACTGAACTTCTTGTAAGGTCTTGGAGTGGGAAAGAAGAAGTTAAGACCTTTGATAAATAATCAAAGGTCTTTTTGTGTCTAAATGATTTCTGAAGCAAGTAAAAGAGAAAAAATAGCAAATGCTTTTTTAGCCACAACGATGGCTCTATCTGCCGCACAATCTCCTAAAGACTTCGTAAAAACAGGAGCTATTGAAAGTCCTGGTGTTGCGATAATGCAAAGAACAATTGGTAATCCTAGAAGACAAAGAAAAAATTTAGACAGTGGATTAGTAGTTCCAAGAAATAAAAAAATGAAAACTTTTAAAGAGTTTGTAGAAGAAGCATACCTTTACGAGATGCGTAAAGAAGATAAGGTTGCTGGTAAGAAGAAAACTCCACTTACTTTACCAGTAACAACCAAACACGTTAGAAAGGATGAAAGTGGTAATTGGAAAGTAAAGAAATTAGTCACACACAGAGCAAACCCAGAAGCACAAATGGGTAGATTTAAGCAAGGAAAAGGAATGCCTGGTGATCCAGTGCATCATACCTATAGCACCGAAGGTGGAACTAGTGGTGGTCCAGGATTTGGATATAGACCACAACCACACGGAGAAGGTGGAGCACTTCGTGGTAAGAAGAAAGTTAAGGGAGAGAAAACTGAACGTGCTTGGAATGATCCAACACCTGCAAAGAAGGTTGCTGATAAGAGAGCAAAGGCAGCCTATCGTAAATCCGGTGGATACGACTACAAGAGGGGGTATGGAAGATGAAAACCTTTAGAGAGTTTATTGTTGAAGCAACTAGAGAAGAAGCAGACAAACAAAGACAAGCAGCAAGAGGAAATAAATAAATATAAATAAATACAAAACTATTTGTAGCAATGAACTCAAAAGACATTCAAAATCTTCAAGAAGCTTATAGTCAAGTTTACGAAGAAACAGAAGTTTCTGAAGAAAGAGCACCTGGTGTAAAACCTTATGAACCCAGAAAGCGTAGACCTCTTGACCCAGAGAAAGCACTTTCAGGTGAAAAGGGAGACGGAAGTGGTTATGGTGCCGATGAGAAGTTCAAAAAACCAGATGATAAAATCAAAAAACCAGGAACTGAAGTTCCAGCACCTAAGAAAGGTGGATATGGTAGAATTTTCAGCAATATTCCTTATGGTATTGGCGCTCACGCAAACAGAAATCGTTCAAGAAATTCTACAGTAAGAGGACTGGACCCTGGAGCACCAAGGGCAGAGAAACTAGCACCAAAGGAAAAGACAAAATCATCAAAGGAAATCGTTAGAAAGGAAGAGATTGACCTCTATGATGTAATCCTTTCACACCTTCTTGATGAAGGTTATGCTGATACTCAAGAAGCAGCAGAAGCAATTATGGTGAATATGAGTGAAGATTGGAGAGAAGAGATTGTTGAAGAAAAACAACCATTCCCTCATAAGAAAGTAGATAGACAAGTTTATGATGCTATGGATTCTGGAGAAACTGCAGGAGACTCTGGTGATTCTGCAAAAGAAAAAAGAGATTATGGTAGAGCAGATAGAATGCGTTCAGTTGCTGCAAAGCATGGTGGGAAAACTAGAGGTTGATACCACTTTCCAAACCGGCACAAGACCCCTCCAAGGGGTCTTTTTTTATGCTATGATTACGAAGTAGTCAAATGAATGAGGCAAATGGAAGTTCTTGAAATTAGCACATCTGGTGCGATTGCTAAACTTTCTTTTAATCAAGAAACCAGTGAAGTTGGTGTTGCTTACACTTACAAACCTGATAAGTTTTATGTCTTCAAGTGTGATAGCATTGAAGGTTTCAAAGGCAAACTTCGCAACACTTTTAATGCTGGTGAAAGTGTTGGTAAGATGATTTCTCAAATGAAGAAAGATGGTGTCCTTATGGGTGTTTGACAATTTATTATAGATAGTCTATAATAAAACCATTGAAGGCAAGGAAAGTAAAAGGAGCATGGGAACCAGTAATGGAGATACCGCACCTGCCTTTAATTATATGGAAGGAGTCCGGTTGGTCGAGGACACCGCCTTGAAAGCGGCTGGGTATAAAAACCTCGCAGGTTCGATTCCTGTTCCTTCCGCCAGGGAGATTAACTCAGCGGTTAGAGTGTTTGATTTACATTCAAAAAGTCCACAGTTCGAATCTGTGATTTCCCATTAGCAATCATAAGGTTGCTAAAATTACCAGGAATAAGTCAGCGGTAGACGGCATCGTTTGGGACGATGAGGACGTTGGTTCGATCCCAACTTTCTGGATTGGAGATAATAAATATCTCCAACACTTAAACTATATGATTTATGAATATAAAACTCTGGTATTGCCCATCAATGAAACAATGGCGTTGGACTTTAACTGATGATTCTAGACCAATCATCAAACAAGAGTCAGGACAACGACCAGATTTAAGAGATGCTATGAATGATGTAGCAAATACCGTAGAATATATGTTAGAGCATAAACTTTAAACTTTTATATTCCCCGATAGCTCAATTGGTAGAGCAAAGTGCTGTTAACACTGAGGTTGTTGGATCGTGCCCAACTCGGGGAGTTTGCTCAAGTGGCGGAATGGTATACGCAGCAGACTTAGAATCTGCCGTCGCAAGACTTGGAGGTTCAAGTCCTCTCTTGAGCACCTAAAGGGGCATTAGTTTACTTGGTAAAATCCGTCCTTTGCAAGGATGAGTAAACAGTTCAAATCTGTTATGCTCCATAACACCGTGTGCCACTATAAGGACTGGCACATAAAACTTCCAATTCACTCAAAGGGATGCTATAATTACGGAGTAATCAAAAAAATTAAATGAACGATCAATCTGTTTTTGAAAATTATCAATATCGTGTTGATAATTTGTATAACATTTATAAAACAGATGGTGCTCGTAAATGTGCTAATGAGTCTGGTGCTGTTTTTGAGAACTTTGTGGATGATGTAGTAACTCATATTCCTCATTTGAAATCTCTTAAAAATGATTATCTCACAGTAGAATGTGATGGTGAGATAATGGAAAATGTGCAAGTTGATCGTCACATCAGGCGTGTAGTTGATAATGCTATTCGTATTGTTGTAGAATCTAAAACTTATCTAGATGCTTGCTATTGTAAACGTGCTGTGATAGATTTCATGGAAATTGCAGAATCTCCTGAAGTTTCTGCTGATGTTGAATTTGTGATTGTTACTGGGCAAGTTACTATTGCTAAAAAGACTTTTGATTATTATCAAGCATTTTGTAAAAAACATACTGGTAGAAATTTCAAAGTTTTTGTTATCAATGAGGAGAAGAAACGTAATAGCAATCGACCTTTATATAAAGAAAAGTTCACCCTTGATCGTGAAGTAGTACAGGAGTTTTATGATTACGTTGTATCATTCTGATATGTTTAATACTTTGGGAAAAATTGAACCCCAAAGTATTGATTTGTTGCTTACTGACTTTCCTTATGGAACTTTGAATAAAAGTCGTAATGAATGGGATAGAGTAATTGATTATGATGAGTTTTGGTATTACATTAAAATTATTTGTAAACCAAATGCTGCTATTATTTCTACAGCAGCACAACCATTTACATCTGTTCTTATTTCCACTAACTATGCGTGGTTCAAGTATTGTCTTGTTTGGGAAAAGTCAAAGGCAACTGGATATTTGAATGCTAAAAAGCAACCAATGAGAGCACATGAAGATATTGTAGTTTTTTATAATAAACAACCAACTTACAATCCTCAAATGACTGTAGGAAAACCTTATGATAAAGGA